ATTTAATTTTGGATCTTCAGAAGTATTAACTGTAGCAAACTTATAAGTTACTTCTCCAGTTAAACTTTCCTTTTTATCAGTCTTTAGTCGATGTATCGATCCAGATCCATAAGTGACAAAATATAATTGACCCGTTGTACTTCCTACAGATACTCTAGAAGTGGTCAATCCAATTCTGTCGTTATCATACTTATAAACATATAGATCACTGAAAGTTGTCAAATCAACTAATGGAGATAATGTATTTCCGATAGAAACATTAATATTAGATCCAGATAGATTTGAATATATTACTTTATCGCCAGTAGAAAATTTATGATTTTGGATGTAAATAGTTTTACCATTAATGAAAAGACTTCCATTGGAATTATATGTTCCAGTAGTGCCAAGTCCAACCGAATTTCTGGGATCAAAATTTACCGTTCTATCAATAATTAATGATCCATCAGTACCAACTCCAGGAACAGAATATGTAAATCTAGTTGGTTGTAAAGTTATGGTTGATCCAATAGAAATGGAAGATCCACTTGAAATTGGAGAAGATGGATTATTTAAATCATAACCTCTTAAAACTTTATATCCATTGATGGAAGGCAGAACTTGATCAATTAAAGCAAATTCTGTATAAGATCCATTTTTTAATTGAATAATATCATTCTCTTTAAAGTTGATATCATTTACATTTTCATTGACAACTATATTTGTAGTAAATCCTGTAACTGGAGCTCCAGAATAACTAGAAAGTCCAATTACTAATTTAGCAGAGGCATTTTCTACAGATATTTTTCTATACCCAGCAATATTTTTAAAATATTGAATATCAATTATATCATTATTTGGATTCGTATCTTTTGTTCTTAGTGCATCAACATATACATAAGATCCAGATTTAATTCCATGTGGAATAGTTGTTACTCCAGATACAACTTTTCCATCAAAACCAAAATCACTATTTGCATATGAAGAAGTAATTGCAACAATAGAAGAAATATTTTTTCCTTTCAATTCTGAAACTACAGCTTGAGCTCCCACTCCCTCAGTGTCATCGTCATCAAATAAAACGATATCATTAATTTTATAATTCGATCCACCATCTTCAACTTCAATGGCATCTACAATATTATTCTTATCCTCTACAGAATCAACTTTATATCTGAAATCTATTTCTTTATAATTTCTATCAATAAATTCATAGAAAATGTCTGACTGATTTATTCCATATGGTTGAACATCTTTAATTAAATTTTGATACTCCCCATCAATTAACTGATAGTCAAATCTTTGTTTAATACTAAATGCTTCTGGTTCATTAGTAAATGAATCTCCAATTACATATGGATAAACGGGCTCATTTGATCCGACAAAAGGTGGGTTAGAAGAAATTGACTCATCAATAGTTGTAAAATATGCATAAACTCCATTTGGATATTCTGGGGTTTGAACATACCTACCATTATTTTCATCCAGATCACCACTTCCATTATAAACATAATCATCGACAAATGTTTTCAGTGGAAATTGAGATAATGGTGGTCTTAATCCATCAGAATCTGTAATATTGGAAATTACTTGATAACTACTTTTAACTCTAACTATCTGATTATTTGCGTTATATCCATATGGACCGTAAATTGGATTTCCATCATAAGCCCATCCTAGGATTGGAGAATGGGTGGGGTTATTAACTTCAGATCCATCAACATTTATATTGTCACCTACTTGATATCTAAGTTTTCTAGATGGGAAAACATTACAATACTTATTACCTAAAATAACGTTTGAACTTCTTACAATAAGACCATCATCTGAAGAATTGAATGTTTTAAAATATCTTCTAAACAAATCAAAAGTCCATTTTTTAACTGATGACTTGAATGACGCTGAAATATCAGTTCCTCTTACATCTTGTATTTTAATATCTACTACTCTTCCACTTGAATCTAGAACTTTAGTATATAAAGATCCTTGAGGAATGAATCTAATTTTTGCATAAGAATATCCGTTACCTGGATTTACAATAGATACGCCAGATAATCTACCAGTATCTGAATCTATAGTTGCTCTCAATACTGCATTTGTACCATCTCCTAATACCACTATCTCTGGTGGGCTAGTATATCCCTTACCATAGTTAGTAATATAAACACTATTAATTTTTGAATCTTTTATTATTGCGCCTGCAGCTGCACCACTTCCAGATAAAACAGATACAGATGGTCTTAGATGATAATTGATTATATCCGAAGCACCGTACTTAGTTCCACCTTTATAGATGAAAACATTTTCGATTTTACCTCTAACAATTGGAGTTTGTTCTAATGAAACAATACCTTTTGATGTTTGTCCAATAACGCTGACTTTTATTTCTGGATATCTAAAAGTGTGAGTTCCAACTCCAACCGAATTTAAATTGACTATATTCTTTTGATCATAATTTAAAGTTCCAAATTCATTTTCATTTCCAGCATTACATAAACTAAACTTATCATTATCTACTTTTACAACATAATATTGATTTGATGTCGATAAACCACTAATTGATGTGCCTGCGGTTTGATATGAAATCAAATCACCATTTGCAAATCCATGATTCTTAGCAAAAATATAATTATCGAAGGTATTGATTCCAGTTCTTACGGATAATCTAGAAACGGTATCAGTAAAATTATCAATTGGATATTGATTAGAATCAACTTGTATAGTATTATTTCTATAGTTGATGCCAGGATCATTTATGATGATTGAGTCAATTTTTGATATATCTCTTGTTAATCTAAAAGAATTATTTCCATTACTATAATTCAAAATTGTTATTGTATTAATTCCAGATAAAGCATTATCTTCTGTTTCATACAGTTTAAATGTATTATTATCTACCTTTCCAATGTATAAAATATCATTGGTTTGAATATTTCCTGTTCCAGTTAAAGTGCTTACTGCAAGACCAGTAAATCCCAATGAATTATAAACTACAGAATCTCCAGTTTCAAACTCATGATTATTGAAAGTTATAGTACTAACAGTTGTTCCAATTCCAATGACATTAGATGAATCTGCACTAACAGTTACTACATGTTGAACTCTCTTTAAAACAACTTCTGCACTAAAATTAGTCCCATTACCACCTTTTATGGATACATTTGGAGTTTCCAGAAAATCAAAACCAGGATTATCTACAATAACTTGTCTAAAAGATCCATTGACATGGGGAATTAATTCAGCGCCAGATCCCTCTTCATTATTTGAATTTACTTTTAGTTTAGGAGTATTAACTACATCAAACTCATCATTACTTCTTAAAACTTTTACATCTTCTAATGGTCCATAAAAAATACTTCTATTTGCTTTTGATGAGAAAATTTCTACACCATTAACTAAAATACCAACATCCTCTGATGTAATTTTTTCAAGTGTTTTTTTATCAGAAGGAACTGATGGAATTTTTTTAAGTAAATTTTGAGCGGTTGTAAATTTATTTTCTAATAATTTCGGCGTAATTTGATGAGTTATGGATATAGATCCACTATCTGTCGAAAGTAATATTTTTTTATTAGTGTAAATATCATTTCTACTTTGATATAACTCAATTAAATCTTCATTTATTTTCTTAATAAAGTATGAAGATGTAGTAATTCCTGTTATAGGATTGCCACTTACTGGTTGATAGTAAATTTCTTCTCCAGTTAAAAATTGATGATTTGTTACAGTAATACTACTATCCAGATTTACATTGGATATATTGAATGTTTTAGATCTATTTGTTGCAAGAATTTCATGAGATGGTAATGCAGCGGATGATACATAAACATTTCCATCTGATCCCAGATAAGTTGCTTCAACATCTGTTAGATATGCTCTATCAGTTGCACCAGAAGATTTTGTTAATTTTCTTCTAATATAAAAAGATTTTGTAATATCAATAAAATCTGCTGTATAGATTTGTACTCTTTTAAGTGAATCAACGTTTAAAGTAGTAGCATCAATAACTGAATTGTCAAATACTAATTCCAATTTATTACTATTTTTAATAAGATGATTTGAATCAGCTAAAGTAATTAAATACTGACCACCACCTTGAGAAACAATGGATTTTACTTTATGTGAAGATCGAACATTATAAATCCATTGAGTAAATTTTAAATCATCTGAAACATCATAACCAATAGATTTAATATTGATAGTATCTTTTACTAAGAAATTGTGATTATCTTCTTGTACATCTAGGTCTGAAATTAATGAAGATATTGACAATACAACCTCATTCCCTTCATTATCAATTCCTGTTATTAAATTTTTATTATTAAATGCAATGGCAAAATAATCAAAACTCTTTCCTATTGAAGTTAGACCTATTCCAGAACAACCAATAAATTCATTTAATGTTTTATTGGAATAATTTACTACTGTGGAATCTTCATCAGATTTAATTAATAACTGACCAGAATTAGGAAATCCAATAGTAGAATCAACATAGATGATTGAATCACTGGAATTAATTTTATCTAAACAAAAAGTTTTAGGAGTATCTTCAAAATCAATAAAGACAGTATCTCTATCTAATTGTATTTTGTAATACAATTTATTACTAGATCTTAACGAAAATACATTTGATACAACTGCTGAAATTGTACCAGATTCATTTGAAATAGTCGATCCTTTTAATTTTTTTGGATCCCCAGAAATTGATTCACATACAATTGTTCTAGATACTGTCCAATTCCCTGAAGATGGAGTAAAAAGATATTTTGATGGATTAACAACCTCTACAGGTTCTCCATAAAGAACTCTGAAGAGAATTTTAAAGGATTCCTCTGTACCCTTTGATTTGTAAAAATCTTTTACCTGCTTAATAAAGTTGGCATCATTAAGACCAGAATAAAAATCTCTATCCTCAAAACCAGGGCTATAGAGAGTTTTTAATTTTGTAAAAAATTCTTTTAGAAATAAGTTACTTAAATTTGTTACAACTGATCCAGAAACATGATCACTAGAAGAAGTTTGACTAAAAACTAATTCATTAAAATCACCTTGTTTTCCTAGTTTTTCTACTCCACTAAAACCACGAATGCAACCAGTAAATGTAGTATTGGTTTTTCCAGTATAAGTGATGATTTCATTATCAATTTTTAAGAGACCATATTCCTCAGGATAACCATGAGTTGAAGTTACTGGAATAGTCTCTTCAAAATAAGTTATATTTGAAGTTAATGTAGTACTTTCTATTAACTTAGACTCACTGATATAGTCTAACTTTTTGTACTCATTTACATTTCTTGCAATATCAATTGGACCACCAAAGTATTCCTGAGCAATATAATATTGCTTAAGAAAATCTACAAAGTTTTCGTTCTCTTCTGCAATAAAACCTGGAATTTGACTCTCAATGATTTTATTGATTTTGATTTTTACTTGGTTGCTCATTCTATCTTGTGTATGTATTTTCTACGAGGTAGTTTGAAGAATAACTAGAAGTCGTTTTGAATATTGATCCAGAGGTATTCGACTTAGAAGAAATTACATCTTCTATTAGATTTATACTAGATTTTTGAGTATCTACTTGGAGATAAAGATCTCTGATACCTAAAACATCATTGGATTCTGGAACAGCTTCAACTTCAATTATATTGTCTTCCAATGAGGTAGATAATATAATTAAATTGTTTGTTAGAATTTCTCCTGTGGAATAATTAATTGTTCCAACATTTGCATTTACAATTACTGGATTATTATCAACATCAAGTTTAATTAACATTAATGTTCCAGTTGTCGAGTTTATTACAGAATCAGAAAAATAAACTGTTTCTTGTTGAGTATTTACTTTAAATCCAGTAGATCTGATATTATAAAGATTGTTTGTAACATGGAAAGAATTTCCAAAACATAACTCATACTGAACATTTACATTTAATATACAGTTAAGTTTTCTGTACATTTTTATCTTTGTAATATTTGAAGTAATTGATCTATCAGTCTTATCAAAAATTGAGGTCAATTTACTATATTTAAATCTTCCTCCAAATTTATTAACATCAAATTCTTCAGCAAAAGAAAGAAAAGCATTGTTTATCTTTGTGTTCAGAACATTGAAATTTGATGCAAGAGTAGGATTGTAATAGATTGCACTATCTACTTGAACATAAAGATATTTAAGATCTATAAATTGAGGTTCAATACCTGCAACTGAATATGATTTTAATTTATTTTTTAAATCTCTTTTAGTAAAACTTGAAAGATAACTTCCATTCTTTGGCTTTGCAGCAATAAACACTCTACCATATTGAGGTGGATCTAACTCTTCTCCACCATAAGAAATAATTGAATCTATGTTTGGATATAATGAGGGAATAATCGATTCATAGTCTTGATTCGTTACCGCACGATATTGTGAAGAATACAATCTAGGCGCATAATATTTGATTGATTGAATTGATTCAATATCATCACCGTTTTGAGACTTAGATTCAATGGTGACTTCAGAAATACCACTTGTTATCTGATTTTGATTATTATCAACGATAATTCCATTAAATGCAAAGTTAGATACATTATTTCCAATACTACCTTTCGTAGTAATATAAGAAGCTGTAATAAAATTGTTATTGGATAAACTTTTACCGATTATTCCATCACCAAAGATAAGTTCATATCTTTCATCCGCAACTTCTTGAAGTAGGAATATTTCACTTGTAGAATCAACATTAATAATATTATCTATAGCTCTGTATTCTCTAGAAATTTGATTTGCTTCCGAGGTTTTTACAAATACTTTTAGAGTTGATGTATCAACCCCTTCATTTGGAAGAATGAATCTTTGATCTTCTAATGCAGTATTTTTTGTAAATGTTTTTGTGATGTAATTTCCTTCATAGATTTCAATATTATTGAAACCTGCAATTCCATTTGTTACAGGAACTGTAATGTCTGAAGGAATTGAAAATGTGTAACTACTACCCTGGAAATTGCCTACACAAATTAGACCTGCTTTTAAAGTTAGAGTTAAAGCAGTTGAAGAAGATCCCAAATCTACGCTCAAGGAAATTACAGCTCTTGCGGATCTTCTTGATCTTGGAATATAACCTACGTTTCGTGCAAGAGAAACTACATTCTCTCTCAATGTTGCGCTGTCAATGAAAGATTCATTCGCAACCATATTCATATTATAAGCTGTCGTATATGTGTTATACGCCAGAATGTCAAGAAGAATCGACAAATTAGATCCTTCAAAATCAAAATCTGTGAATTTTGAATTTGATCTCAGATAGTCTCTTAGACTATTTTTAACCTCAATAAAATCTAAAGTAGTATATTGTGTAAATGACATTAGCCTCTAGTTGGTTGTAGAATGAAAGTTACATCCTGAAGAAACGCTTCTATACCTAAAATTAAATACTCAATGGTGACTTCCAATTCATAGGTGTCTTCATTGAAAGTTACATCAACGCTTTTAGTATTTATCCTAGGTTCGTAACGATCTAGAACATTCTTAATACCATCTTCTAAAGCTAAAGTTTCTGCTTGCCCATAATTTGCAAACAATGTCGATTCTATTGTCGTTCCAATATCAGAATTATATAATCTTTGTCCGAATTTAGTTAGTATTAAATTTTTTACAGCTTTCTTAATGGCATCTTCATTACGAATGACCGATAGATCATTCGTAAAAAAGTTCTTCTTAAAAGAAAGATCGATGTCTGTGAATCCTTTAGAGATGTTTGCCATTTAGGTTAGTGATTATTCGTGCCATCTTTCTACGAAATCGTCAAATCCACCTTTACCACCACAATGTCTTGAGTATCTATCCTCTGGAATTTCGTAGAAATCCGTTTTTTCTTGACTATTTTTGACCTTAATTAATTTTTCACTTCCAACTTCTGTAATTAAATGGGTAGTTCCCCACATTTCATACATATAATCTCTATTTACATCAACTTGTTTGGTCATTTTAGCTCCTGATTAGTGAAAATCAGAACTTTTTAAGGGGTTGCTATCCCTTTTTTTATATTTATTGCACTAAAAACCCTTTTCTTCTGTAGTCTTGATCTTTGATAAAAGTATATCCTTCAATATTTTCTATTTTTTCATCATTCCAGACTGGAATTGCAACAGAATTACCATATCGAAAGTCTGGATTTTGTCGAAAATGCACTTCAATCAATCTGCCATCGACAAATTCACAGTTAATCCAGTCATAATCTCCCTTTAAATCATTCAGAACTTCTGGAAATTTGACAGAGTGATCAATTTTTGTCCATTTTTCCCATTTGTATAGAGGATCTTCTTCATTCTTTTCGCCCACAACCACTAAATTAGATTTCTTTTTATAAAAATCAACACTTAAATGTTCTCCATAAAAGATTTCACACCAAAATTCAGCTGGGTGATGCATGTCTGTGTATCTTGATATCCATTCTTTTCTTGCATAACGACCCATTCCAAGTAAATTAATGGATGGTCGAACAATATAAAAGTCGGGCTTGGGAACTGTGGTTCCAACAGGACCACAAGTATAACCCAAAACCCGACTTAAAAATAACTTATTATAAATCCAGAGGTCACTTGAATGAATATTATCCCATTCTTCGTTGCCTTCTAGGAGATACATATTTACCTACCTTGACCTCTATATCTTTTTTTACGACCATTACGAGATGTAGAACTCAAAATAGTCATGACACTACGACCCTGACGAGTCTTTTTAGGTTTGTGTTCAATGACAACCTTATTGGTAAGAGATGGTCTTTTTGCCATAATTAATTCTCCTTAGTAACCTTAGTGAATGATTTAACTTCAACGTCATCGGGATTTGGCGAACCAGTATTATAATACGAATCCGCCAATTCTTGCATGACATCTAACATAGTCGTTTCATCTATCTCTCTATAGATCTTACGACCTTTAACATAGATGCTGTACTTTTCCATCAGATAATGCGAGTTTTCTCGTGACCGACTCTGATACCAGGATGACACCAGATTTCAAAGCCTTTTTCTTTTGCGTCGAGACAGAACGATACGTCTTCTCCACACATATCTTGAACTTCTCCAGACTCAAAGACTTGCATCTTAGGAGCAAACCAGGGATACTCTAGAGACTCAAATACACCTTTCTTGATTAGTACCCAACCAAAACCAGTATAATCAACGGTAAATGGTTTTCTACGCTTACTCATGGTTTCGACAGTCTCATGGTTCATGACACCGCCATTCTTACGAAAATCATCCTCTTCGAGCCAATGTGCAACAGAGGTTGTGACGCCATCTTCAGTTGCATACCATCCACATGCAATGTCCTTATCCATTGCATAGACTCTCCAGAATGCTTCAGTGTTGAAAGCAATGTCATTATCAATCCAGAGTTGATAATCATACTCCAGTTTGCCTTGCCAAGGAGTCTGATGTTTTCCTGATAGTACATTTGCACCTAGTACCTTACAACGTGCAAAATTAACCATCGAAGAATAATCCTGAGAAATTTGAATCTCAGCACCAACTCGAACTAGGTCGAAACAAAGTTGAACAAAGTTCTTAAGAAACAGATATGAACAACCACGACCAGGAAGACAAAATACAATCTTCTTACCACGAATAGACTCTACCAGAGCCTCCATATTCAGTTCATCTTCATTAGATTTTTCGGGTGTCTTTGCAATTACACGAAATCCTTTAGACATAAAATTTAATTCCTGTAGATCAGTTTGTAATAATGGTGATACTCACAATCGTATCATACTCTCTTATTTAGTTCTTGTCAAGGAGGTTGCGCCCAAACGCGCCGCCCAATAAGAATCATAAAAACTAAATAATATCATAGAACACAAAAGTTGTAAATGGAAAACAAAGATTTCAAAAGTTTAGTTGAATCATACTCGAAGATTTATGAAAAGACTCAAAGTGAAGTAGAACAAGTGAAAGAAGGTTGGCCTTTTGGACCAGATACTGTAAAACCACAGAATAGCCCTTCTGGAACTAAGTCCGTAGAAGTTGGTAAAAAATATCCAGCATTACAAAGTGGTCAATTGTCTAATGTTACCTATGATAGACAGGGTAATAAGTCAGTAACACCAATGACTGGCATGGAAAGAGGTGTGGCAGCATTGAAAATGAGAAATACTGGTATGAGCTCAATGAATCCACAGGCGAGAGCTCTTATGAATCAATCATATGAACCAGAAGGTGATCAGATTGATGAACTTAATGCAGGTCCAAGTACTCCTGTTAAGTATGATTCTCATATGAACCAGTTAGTGCCCAATCAAGGTGCTGGGCGCCCTGGTGAAGTTCGTATCAAAAAACCTCTTCTTCAACAAGCTGGTTATGAACCAGAAGGTGAGATGGTAGATGAAAGTGATATTGGAGATAGAGCAAGAAAAGTTGTTGGTGATCAAAGATCAGGTGTTCATGGCGATGCCGATGCAATGAAACAAGATATGGATGCAATTAATATTAATCTTAGAAAATTGAGAGGATTTCCTAATGGATTTCCTTCGGTTCAAAAAAATACTAAAAAAACCACTCAGGTTGCACATTATGAACCAGAAGGTGAGATGGTTGATGAAGGAAAACAACCTTTTCCTGCTAAGAAAGTTGCAAAACAAATGGAGAAGGCAAGACAGGGTTCTGTGTATGGCAGAAAAACTGAAAACAAACCTAATCCTAATGTAAGTGATTCTGAAAAGAAAAACACTACAAGATTTAGTAAGATGTTCCATGCATCTGAAAAAGCAAAGAGAGAAAAGCAAGATGCTGATAAAGCATCAAGATCTTCGACTTTCTATAGAGACACTCATCCTGCAAGTGCTCCTCAGATGAAGAAGGCTAATGAGGAAGTTAATATCTTCGATACAATTCTCGAATATCTGATTTCCGAAGGATATGCAGAGACAAATGAGAATGCTATCGCAATCATGTCAAACATGAGTGAAGAGTGGAGAGAGAGTATTGTTGAACTCAATCGTCTTGAGAGAGAACAAGGAAAAAAGAGTGGTGGGAGTGACGACCAAGCTTTTCGTATGGTAAAGAAATCCATTCGTAAAATGGAAGGCACTCCCGCTGGCCAACGTAAGAAGGTTCCAGGTGCAAAACCACCTAAAGCTGGTGAATATGGTGGTCCAAGATCTCCTGCACAAAAAGTAGCAATGCGTCGTGCTGCGACTCAGAGATCACAAGACAACATGAGTAGCAGGTTTGATTGATTCTCTGGGCTATAAAAAGACCCCCCAGGTTTTTGGCCTGGGGGGATTTTTTTTATTTCTTTTTGGTTGTCTTGGGTTTTTCTGCGGTTACTTTTTTCTCTTCTACTTTGGGAGTCTCTTGAACTTCTACAGGGGCTTCTGCAGGGGAATTGAATAATTCTGAAAATCTTGACATGGTTCTCTGAGGTATTTTTAGTTATTTATTTTTTTGAGTCCCTGGAAATTTTTTTAAAGTCTTTATATCACTCTCGCGTTTTCAAAGTTTTGTAGGTTAGGGTAGTTAGCGTTTTT